GAAATAAAAGTACTAAAATAATTAAGAATACAGACATATCTTTTGATATAAGAATTATGCTAAATAATAGGATATATTTAATTCCATACTTGTTTTCTTAGTTTTTTTCAATTAATTAACTATTTATATAAAAAATATATGTATTAAAATGGCTGTTAAACAGATAAATAAAAGAATTAAGAAAGTAAATGTTCCTAAAAAGAATATTGTTAAAATTATTGAGCAGCCTGTTATTGTAAAAGAAGAGGTTGTTGAAACTAAGAAAAATAAGAATAGTAAAAAGAATAATACTATGAAACTTGAAGAAATTGCAAAGGCAGAAGAACTTGTCAATGACATGAATAAGCCACAGAATGTTAAGATTATTAAGAAAGAAAGGGGTTTAATTGAAAGAACAGAAAGCCAAAAGGTTATTCTGGCAGAAGATAATAGACAAATACTTAATGACTAAAATGGATAAGCAGTTTATAAAAGATAACAATTTAATGGAATCTGTTAAAAGATATCAACAGATTTTAGAATATACCAATGCTGTAGGTGCTTTCTCTGTTAATGAAGCAGGTGAAGAAGACCCTAATGCAATGCCACAAGACCCTAATATGGGTGGTGGTGAAATGCCAGCAGATATGGAAGGTATGCCACAAGACCCAAATATGATGCAAGACCCTAATATGGGAGGTGACCCTAATGCAATGCAGCAAGATGGACAAGCACCAGCACCAGATATGGGAACTGAACAAGGACCTGAAGGTTTTGCTCCACAAGTACAAGGTGAAGAACCTATGGCAATGCCTGAAGGTGAAGAAGAGGAAGAAGAAGTTATTGATGTTGATGAATTGACTGATGCACAAGAAAAGACTGAAGATAAATTGGATAGATTATCATCAAAATTTGAAACTCTTTTAAATAAGATTGATGATTTTGAAAGTCAGATTGATGCAAGTAATGAGAAAATGGAATCATTAAAGGCAGAAATTGAAAAGAGAAATCCTACTCCAGTTGAAAAACTTTCTCTTAGGTCAAAAGACTCTTATCCATTTAGTTTAACTCCTGGTGAGTATTGGAAAGATAAAGAACAAACATCCAATTATAGCACTGAAGATGATGAAAATGGTGCTAATGATAGAGTATATCAGATAACTAAGGATGAAATTGACAATTTCAATGATTATGCAAGTGTTGCAAGAACATTTGATGATTATGATATTAGAAATATGTTTGGATATTAATAAAAATTAACTGGATTTTGAAATATAAATCCAGTTAATTTTTTGTTTTTTATTTATATTTTTTATATATTTGCATTGAATTTTAGGTTATCTTAACTGATGACTTTATTTATAAAAAATATGCAAGAAAACCCATTAATGGGATGAATTGCAAATCGGATGGAACAGCCGATTACACTGATGGAGCAGATATAAGTCCCTTTCAAGGGCAATCAGCAATGAAGTCAGAAGCCAACAAATCTTTAGTTTGTGGGTAGTTCACATAATATTAATAATAATAATTTTTAAAATTTTTTAAGTAAAATGGGTAATTTAGTAAATCTACCAAACATCACACCTGAAGTAATGAATGGATTAGACATTCATGAAGGTAAAACAACAAGTAAATTTAATAAGAAAAACTATCTCAACACAAGACTTGATGATGGGGAATCAATTAAGGAAATTACAATTAGACTTCTTCCTATGGATTTGCAAACAGGTAATCCTTTTGTCTTAACTCATTTCCATAATGTTAAAGTTCCAAGAGAAATTTTTGGTTGTGATTGGAAATCTTATCTCTGTCTTAAGAAGAATCCTGGCATTGACCATAATGTGTATGGAGATAAATGCCCCTTCTGTGAAATGAATGCAAAAGCCTATGAATTATCAGAAAAGGAAACTGATGCAGTTAAAAAGGCAGCTCTGCAAAAACTTTCCATTGCAAATAAGAGTATTGAAACTGTTATTGTAAGATGTATTGAAAGAGGTCATGAAGAAGATGGTGTTAAGTTTTGGAAATTTAATATCAGACAAAAAGATAAAATGGACCCGTACAATCAAATTATGAGATTGTATAATAGATATCTTCAAAAATCAAGAGAAAAGGGACAACCTGATGAAAATATTCTTGACTTATTTAAAGGTAGAGATTTAGTTATAACAATTACAGAAGGCATTGCTGCACCAACAGTTCAATGTGATAATGAAATCACACCACTTTCAACTGATGAAGAGCAAATCAAGGCTTGGGTCTATGATGATAAGAAGTGGACAGATGTATTTACACCAAAGGATTATGATTATCTTACACTTGTTTCTGAACAAAAATACCCTTGGTGGGATAAGGAAAATAGTAAATGGGTTGATAGAGATGAATTTAATAAGAGGCATGCAGATAAGGATAATCAATTGAAAAAAGAAGAATCTGATGCAGAAAATGCCCTTAAGTCTGATGAACCTTCTCCAAAGAAAGAAGAAGATAAGAAATTCATTCAATCAATTGTCATTGAAGATAATGAAGATGACTTGCCATTCTAACAAAAGGGACTGGTACTTAATTGTACCAGTTTCTTTTTAAAAATGATTTTTGTATTATGACACAAGAAGATAAGAAATTATTGATTAAAGATTTATGTGGTAGATTCCCTAATGATATTTGGATTCAATGGGAAGGAAGTGATTATTTGGTAACTGGATATGGACATGGTAGAGTTTCATTGTTGCCAAGTAAGTTCTCATCTGCTGTTGGCCCTTGTCCTTTAGTTGAAGAAGTCAAAATCTATCTTCATCCAATGTCAAGTATGACAGATGATGAAAAAAGAGAGTATAATTATACAAAAACATTATCAATTCAAGATTATCCAACAATTAAAACATATGATTGGCTTAATGAACATATGTTTGATTTTAGAGGTTTGATTAAAAAAGGACTTGCAATTGCAGTAACAGAAGAAAATAATCCTTATTAAAAACAATTAAAAGTGGTTAAATTTTATTATGGAACAATGTGTTCAGGCAAGAGTTTACATTTACTTGCAACAGCACATAATTTTCAAGAACATGGAATTCCATTTCTTATTCTTAAATCAAAAATAGATATAAGAGATGGTGAAAATGTTGTTCATTCAAGAGCACTTGGTTCAAAAGAATGTATAACAATTGATAATGAAGATAATATATTTGAAATTATTTCATCATACCTTCAATTGACTGAAAGAACAAAGAAACTTAAATATATTCTTGTTGATGAAGCACAGTTTTTAACACCAACACAAGTAGAAGAATTAGTTGCAATATCAGATAATCTTGATATTGAGGTTATTTGTTATGGCCTTAAAACTGATTTTAGAACTGAATTGTTTCCTGCATCAAAAAGATTAATTGAACTTGCAGATAAAATTGAGGAAATTGAATCAATATGTTTTTGTGGTAATAAAACAATGTTTAATGCAAGAATGAATTCTAATAAGGAAATTGTTACTGATGGAAAACAGATTGAAGTTGGTGGTGATGATAAATATGTTGCCCTGTGTAGAAACTGCTACTTTAAAAAAATAGGAAATAAGTATTATAAATAAAATTTAAAAAAAATATTAAGAATTATGGCTCAACCATTAAAGAAAAAAGAAGTAAAAAGTAATGCTGATAAATTTAATGTCAGTCAATTTAAAAAAGAAAAATTAGGTGGAAATGTAGCAAAAGTTGCTGATAAACCAATAGAATGGATAATAATGCCAAAAGCATTTAGGGATGCACTGGCATTGCCTGGTGTGCCAATTGCCAGGGGAGTATTTTCTGTCAGGGGATGGTCAGACACAGGAAAATCTACACTAAAGAATTGTGCAATTGCTGCTGCTATGAAACAAGGAATATTACCTGTAATTTTTGAAACTGAAGGTAATTTTGATTTTCAGTATGCAAAAGATTGTGGCATGGATATAACACCTGTATATGATGTAGATGAAGAAACTGGTGAAGAAAAAATTGTTGATTGGGAAGGTAATTTTGTTCTCTTTACCAATAGGGGCATATGTGATTATTGTGGTGATATGGATTATATGCAAGGTAAGAGGCTTACTAAGAAAAGAACAACACCTGTGATTGAAGATGTTGCTTTTATAATTAAATCTTTTTTGGATATGCAAGATAATGGTGAATTACCTATGCCAATACTTTTTGTGTGGGACTCTGTTGGCTCAATTTCATCATTTAAAAGTTTGACCTCAAAAACTGGTAATAATCAATTTGATGCTGGTGCAATTGCAACTGCTTTTAAAGACATATTCCCAAGAATATCTGCATCTAAAGAAGTTGGTTCACCATATAGTAATACATTATTTGTTGTAAATAAAATTTGGCAAGATGTAATGAATTCAATGGGTGGTGCAATTTCAATTGAAAATAGTGGGGGAAAGACACTATTTTATGCTACTAGATTGGGTATCCACTGTGGTGGTACAGCAAAGGCTGCAACAAAAAAACTGAAAGCAACACTTAAGGGAAAAGAGTATCAATATGGTACAATTACTAAGATAAGTGTATATAAGAATCAATTACCAGTTCCTTATAATATAACATATAGTGGAACAATGTGCTGTGTGCATAATGGCATCATTAGTGAAGATGAACTGGATGAATATAAGAAAACACAAATACCACTTATATTTGAAAAAATGAAAAATCTTTTTGGTGAAGAAGAATTCAAAAATGCAAAAGCAGAAGATATTGTCTTTACTGAAGAAGAAGAATTAGATTAGAGAATAATATAAGTGTTTACAAATAAAAAAAGTACAATAAAATTATGGTACAAGAAATAGTAACAGATGAGAGTGGAAACACCTATTTTATCAAGGATGGTGAAAAGATACCTTGTATTATAAAAACTTTACAAAGAAATTAGAAAAAAATAGAAAAAATATTGACTTTTTTCTATTTTTAATACTATTTATAATAAGAAAAGGAATTAATTATGAAATATAAAATAAGTCAATATGCCAAAAAATATAATGTCTGTTATAGAACAGTATGGAACTGGGTTAAACATAATAAAGTACCATATGAATTAACAGATAATGGGCATATATTAATAATTGAAGGTGAAGATAAAATAACCAATGATGCTGTTGCTATCTATGCAAGAGTATCTTCATCAGAAAATAAAAACAACCTTGATAAACAAAAACAAAGACTTGAAGATTACTGTGCAGCAAAAGGCTATAAGGTTATTAAAACTGTAACTGAAATTGGTAGTGGACTTAATGATAATAGAAAAAAACTTGAATCTCTACTATTAGATGAATCAATTAAAAAAATAGTTGTAGAACATTCTGATAGATTCTCCAGATTTGGTATGAACTACATTTCTAAGTTAATGAAACTACAAGGAAGAGAAATTGAAGTAATTAATCAACAAGATAATAATAGAGATGATTTAATGCAAGATTTTGTTTCTATTGTCACTTCCTTCTGTGCAAGATTGTATGGCCTCAGAAGAAACAAAAGAAGAACAGAAAAAATAATACAAGAATTAAGCAAACAAGATTAATTATTATATGCTCAGGGCAATTAAAATAAGAATTTATCCTAATGATGAACAAGCATCATTTATTGCAAGACAGTTGGGGTCTTGCAGGTTTATCTATAATAAATGCCTTGAATATAAATCTTCCTCTTATAACCAGTATCATATATCTGTATCTTCATCTGATACCATTAAATATATTGTCCCCCTAAAACAACAATATACTTTCCTGTCAGATGTTCATTCTAAAGTACTGCAACAATCAATAAGAGACCTTAATTCTGCTTTTGATAACTTCTTTAAGCATAATGCCCATTATCCTAAATTCAAATCAAAACATGATAATAAACAGACATGCAGATTCCCTGCTGATGCTTTCATTGGTATCAATGGTAATAGGATAAGTCTAATAAAAGCACTTAAAAATATACTATTTAAATGTTCTGTCAGGGATGAGAAATACCTTAATAAGAATCAGGATAAGGTAAGGTCAATTACATTGACCAGAACCAAATCAAACAAGTATTATCTATCCATATTGATTGACAGTAATTTACCTAATAATAAGGTGCATGTTGATGGAATGATTGGTATTGATTTGGGATTGAAAGATATGGTTATAACAAGTACTGGTGAGGTATTTGATAATCCACATTTCAAAAAACAACAGGTAAGGAAGTTAAAGAGATTGCATAGACAATTGAGTAAGAAGGAGAAAGGAAGTAAGAATAGGGAGAAGGCAAGAATTAAATTAGCCAGAGCATATGAGAAGATAAGTAACAGGAAGGACTATTATCTTCACAAGGTAGTAAATACATTACTTGATGATAACCAAGTCATAGTAATGGAGGATTTGAATGTGAAGGGGATGGTCAAGAACCATAACTTGGCTGAATCCATAAGTGAGATGAATTGGGGAGAGTTTAGGAGGATATTGGAATATAAAGCAAGATGGTATGGCAAGGAAGTGGTTACAATAGATAGGTATTACCCATCAAGTAAGAGATGTAATCATTGTGGATATATTAACAATGGATTGAGATTGAGTGACAGACAATGGGTTTGTCCTGAGTGTGGAGAGATTATAGAGAGGGACTA